GTTGTTGCATCTGCATATCAGCTTGGGCTTTAGCTTGGTTAGCTTGTATCTCAGCTTGAGTCCTAGCCATCAATGCTTGAATCTCTGGAGGCATCTGTTGCTCTTGTGGAGGAGGATTAGATAGCATCTGGTCTTGCTCTGGCGTAATCGCTTTGTAGAACTCAGCACTATCCTTAAACCCTGCAATCTCAACCATACGTCCCAAAGTACCACGATACTGAGCAGGTGAAACGTAAGGATTAGCAGGGCCGTACTGACCAATCAACTGCTCTTGTTTAGCAAGAACCATAGACAACATAGCCATCTGCTCTTGTCTGTTACCTGCGCCTAGACCCACGTTAATAGACACATCGTATTGGTTAGCCCATGTTCTAGGGTCAAACTCTACGAACTCACCACGCATACGCACCAAACGAGCCTTGTCTTGGTACTTACATAACAAATGTAGTATGCCCTTAAACAAAGACTTAACGCCTGTCTCAGCAAAGATTCGAGCCATCAGTTCAATCTTACCTGCGCCAGCTTGTTGCATAGAGGCTACTGCTGCTGCCGTAACATTCTGTAAAACAGAAGGGTCTAGCCCTTGTGAGGCATCAGACACGCCTGTGCGCTTAGACTGGATTGTGTCCAGATACTGAAGCATTGGGAAAGCCTGAGAAGCCACGTTCTGAACAACTAACTGTTGAACAGCATTAGGAGACTTGGCACGAATAACACCACCTGCTGTAGAAGTCAGCAAGTCATCAAGGTTTACTTGACCTTCCACAGCAACCACTCGTGCATTGTTTGTCAGATATAAGTTATCCAACATCTGACGAGTGATAGTGGTTTTAATTAACTGTAGGTCAACTGTTCTGTCAGCCAACGAGTTACCAAAGAACTTATGCGGAATTGGAATAGGACAAATAGAGTGGAAAGGAACATAGTCCACTTCCTCAATCATTTCCTTACCCTTCTCATCCTCAAGGATTTCATTAGAAGCGTAGAACACTTGAACCAATGAAGCAATGCCTTTGCCATCTATATCAGTTTTGACATAGCACTCAAAGACTTCAATCTCTTGCATTGAAGGGTCATCTGTCTGTGTTTGGTAGGGTTGCTCACCTGCTGCGTAACGAGCCACACGCTCTGGTGTGTACGCCAAAGCATCACCCATCTGCAAGCCTTCAATCTGCTTCTTGTTAAAGCCCATAGCAACCAAGGTGCTACGAGTCAACATCTGTCTGTGGGCTACAAATGGGCTATCAGCAATAGTTCTAGCCTTCTTGCTAATCAAGAACTCCTCTGGAGGAACATTCTCAATCGTTACTTTGCCTGACTTTTTCTTTTGCTGCACCACAACATTGTGTGTAGCACCCATCACAGGCATACCCATAGGGTCTATAACTGGCTGACCCATTGGGTCAAATATTGGGAACTCTGTCGTATCTTGCTCGACAATCTCCATAGTCTCATCACTCATCAGCATGGCTAACTCATCGTTAGTCAAGTCAAAGTAACGCTCTTTGGTAATGTCTTCTTTATCTTCCCAATACGCTTTTAAGATGCCATTCTTTTGTAAGAGTGCATCCTTGAACCAATCATGGAGAATGGACACGCCTTCGTTGTCTCGTGAGAATACCCAATTACAGTAATCAGTAGCTTGCTTGGCAGAGGCTTCGTCCCTTGGGCCTTGTGGCTCAAAGACTACGATATTGTCTGAGCCTGTAAAGATACGAACTAAGCTAGGTAGCGCACCATCTATCGCTTCAGCCACTTCTCCAGTAACGATTGAAGACTTACCCTCAACTTCATTACCATAAGGCTGTCGTAGATAAGCCTCCAAAGCCTGTTTGCGCTGTTCAACAGTTTCGCTTTCAATGAAGCCAATAGCGTCATCAATCTCTGCCTGTAGTATTGACTTCAGTTCGTTCTGTTCCATGCTTGTCCTTTGGAGGGCGACCCATTCGGGGTTTATCCAATTTTAACTCATTTACCACATTTTCAAGCATTTCGATACGTTTTTCAAGTTCTTTTACTTTTGGGGCTAGATTTACCCCTTGCATTTGTACATACATCAGACAATCCATTTCGGCATTTGGTTAATCGGTTTAGACCACGTTGAATGACCTTCATCCAATCCAAGGGCTAAGTAACGGAAAGAATCAGAGCCATGACTTGACCAATCGTGAAGTGGTCTTTCATAGAATATCTTACGCTTCTCATCGTAATCTCTGCGGTAGTTTCTCAGGCAATTCAATCCTGTCTGCACTTTAGGAACATTAAACCAGCACCTTGGCAGCAATCGTCTTACCGCTTGGATGCCATCATCTAATCCCATCCTTGGCGCAATCTTGACCTCTAGTCCTGATTCCTCAAGCATTTCCATTCTGCTTTTACCTGTCCCAAGTTCCCTGACCCTAACGTCATGCGGAAGGATATGCTCTGCCTTGAGATAGTCGTTGTCCTTAATCCACTTCACATAGTGGTCTAGTCCAACTCCGTGATTCTCGTAGTAATCAATAAGACGCACCTCAGTACCCACTAACTGAGCCACCCAGATAGACGTAGAGTCACCCATTCCCAAGTCCCAAGCAGTAAAAGTCCTACTCAACTCCTCTCTGGGAATCTCTTGCATATGCTTCTTTTCTTCTAACTCGTTGAGGATTTGACCAAAGTAAGAACCTTCTACGGCAGCGTCAAAGCTACACTCAAACTCTTGGCGGTATTTATCCTCACCCATCTCATTACGAGCAGCCTTCAGTTCTGTGTCATCCACTACCCCTGTCTCTGAGGCTTTGAACTCTAGCAAACCCCATCCATCCTCTTTCTCAGCCCTGTCTCGCAGTTCTTTGAAGTGGTTATGTCCTTTAGGTGTGCCGATAAACAAGCACCAGCCCTTTCTATCGGCTAGAGCAGGTCTGACAATATCTGTCCATATCTTAGGATTCTGGTCACCAATCTCGTCTAGGATTACCCCATCAAAGTATTGACCACGGAGTGTTTCTGGATTGTCTGAGCCAAACAACTGGATTCGCCTACCCCAGAAGTCCACCCTAAGTTCTGAGATATTGCTAGTGCCACCCAGAGGCTCTGCATACTTCACAAGGTAGTCCCATGCCACCCTCTTAGCTTGTCCGTATGTAGGGGCTATATAAGCGTATCTAGGGGCTTCCTTTTGGTTAAGCAAAGCATCCTTGATTAAGTGGTTAATCGCAGAGACTGTTTTACCCATTCGCCTATGAGCAACAACAACGCCAAAACGCTTACTGTCCATCAGTTCATGGATAGCAAGTTGTTGTTCTCTGGGTTTGTAGGCTATCTCAATTACTTCTGCCATTGGACGCTTATCTGAATGTCTTTACCTTCTTCTCCAGTTACTTGCAGTGGTAAGACCCTACCGATTAGTCCCATGAAAGCCTGTGGGTGTGTCTCTGCCTTCTCTACAAGATAAGCAACGCCACCTGCGCCCTCTAGTGCCTCCAGTATCATCTCTCTAAGAACAGCATTGCCCTTATCAAGACTTCCCTTCGGTCTTCCTGCGCCTTCTCGTGCGCCACCACGATATGAAATGTTTGATTGTTTTTCAATCATTTTGTTTGACTCCTCTAGGGTTGGTCAAGGTTAAGTAATACTTTATTCTAACAGGCTTTGAATTTCTTTACGCTTTTCTTCGTCTAGCAAACCAGTTGCACCCAAAGGTAACGCTGGTGCAGCAAACATCTTATCGCCAAACTGTTTGAATAGCTGTGTCCGTTCTTCTGGGGTTTCGTAGAAGTAAATCTTATCAATTCCTTGGCTTTTCAGATAGTCAATAGACTTTTGGGGCGCATCTTTAGGAACAATAGCACCTTCAAACTCACTTACTTGTACTGCTCTTTGAGGCTTAATCTCAAAGTATTCAGTAGGCATTGATTTGACTTTGTTCATAAAAATCTGAACATCTGCCTTTAATGCCTCTGGAACATCTTTATAAATCTTGTCTAAAAAGTTAACATTCTTGACTTGACCTAGTTCATATAAAGCGTCTTCTGGCTTGTATGCGTAATTGTTATTGCCTTCTAGGTTTCTCATCCTATCGGTTAAGTCTTCAAACGCTTCATTTATTTTCTTTTTAACTGGCTCAAAGTCTTTAGACGAAACAATGTTTTCTCGTGC